TTTTTTCACAAGAAATTAGATTTGTCAAGAGAAAATTTGTGATAAAAAAGAGGGGCACAAAGATGCACCCCTCAATTTTAAAGTATTACGCAACTGGATAGTCAAACGTGCACTTTATAACAGTGTCAACTGGTATAGTGCCAACAGAGCTATCAGCTGAAATAACACCAGTAGAAGCTATGATAATTCCTAGTCCTTCGTTGTAAATATTTGCAGGGAATACTGGTACGCTAACTGTGGTAGAAGCTGGTCTATAATCTTCTGCAACAGTTTCACTCCAGTTAGTATCATCTACAATAGTAGCTGTTAAAGTACCAGTTACATCAACATGACAACAGTTACCATTCTTTTTGAAGCTAAACGTGAGACCTTTTGCAGTAAGTGTTGTACTAGAAGAACCGCCACCACTATTCTCAAGGTCTGTAATTCTATCTTCAAAATCTTTCATTGTAGTATCAATAGTTTCATAAGCACCATTGGTATCTACTAAAGGGTTAATTATATCATTACCAGTATACTGCGGTAAGTTATAATATTCTGTGGAATTAGTGTGCATTTTTAACTCCTTTCTTTTAAGCAGAGGATGTCATTTCTGACACCCTCTTATCTCATTATCAACTGTACTGTGCATATTTAACAGTGAGACTAGCATAGTAACTACCAGACCACCAAGTATGATAGCCATACATGACATTGATTGTTCTAGCATTGCTTGAATAACCAAGTGATAAAATGTCATTATTTCCTGCACCATATGGTGATATAATAATTCTGTCAGCATTATTGCACATCCATTCAACACCAATAGGTACGCAATTAGCTGGAAGTGAAACGGTTAAAGTTTTGTATCCATGTTCTTCAGCTGTTGTTGTGATTTGTACTTGATAATGTACAGAACCAAACGTGATTTTATTCTGTTTGGATGTACTTAAATCAGCTACATTTTTTACAAGACCACTATTAGCATCACCGACAACGCTTTCAAGAGTGTTAATATCACTAGTATTATCAGCGACATCCTTAACTAGTCCACTATTGGTATCTCCAACAGTGGTTTCTAGTGCACTAATGTTACTAGCATTGTCAGCGACATCTTTTACCAACCCACTATTAGCATCACCAACAGTAGTTTCAAGGTCATTAACATCTTTAACCAAACCACTACTAGCATCACCAACAGTTGTACTCGTAGCATTAGCAACACTCAAAGCCTGTGTAGCTTTACTATCAGCATTGACAACCTTGGTATTAACTTCTTCAACACCACCGCTCAAAGTCTGAGCAACAGTAGTTAAAGGAGTGTTACCACACTGAGTCTCAAGAGCACTAACCCTATTACCAACCGCAGTTAAACCTGCTTCATCATTAGTAATCGTCTGGTGTATAAGTGCAAGGTCAGCTTCGTTAGCTGCAACTCGGTTATCAAGAGCACTAATAGTAGCTTCATCAGTAGCCTGAGCACTCTCAACACTAGTCAATCTAGTATCAAGTCCACTAATGTCACTAGCATTTTGTGCAACATCACTTTGTACACCAACTACACTAGCACTCAACTGACTAACAGTAAGTTCAATCTGAGTAACTGCGGTAGTAGCGTCATCAGCTTTCTGTTCAGCAGTCTGTATTCTACTCTCCCATCCTTGTACCTGAGCAATCTCAGTATGTAACTGTGCAATGTCGATAGCCTGAGCTGCCATAACATCTTCATCATTAGCAACTCTACTTGTCAAAGCTGACAGATTACTTGCCTGTGATGATACACTACTCTGCAAACTATCAATGTTTTGAGTATTGATAGCAACCTGCCTAACAACTTCCAACTGAGAAGTAGGGTCAAGTTCAGCTAATCCTTGCTTCAAATCCTCAATGTCAGCAGTATTTACCGCAACTTGTCCAGATAATATCGTAATATCCTGTGCATTGGCTGCAATGTTGCCCTCATTTCTTGTTACTCTAGTCTTGAGACTATCAATCTCATTCTTATTAGAGTCAACTTTTCCCTCAATTCTCTGTAACTCACCTCTAACTTCATTACAACAACCCTCAAGAGTGGTAATTCTATTAGTGTTGCTAGTAATCTCAGTAGCATGAGTTATCAATGTGCTCTCAGCAGTAGTAACACGTTCATCTAGTTCATGCAAATCATTCCTAAGAATACTGATATTTGTCTCATTAGTCTCGACCTTATTTTCCAAGGCATTGACTCTTTCAGTCAAATCGTCAATATTTCTTGTACTAACTGTTTCAATGACTTGCTCGATAGCGTTTAACCTTGAACCATAGTTAAGTAACGTAGTATTAACATCACTACAACACTGTTCAAGAGTTGTAACCCTACCATCAAACGCATCAACAGTATCACTAAGTGTATTAAATGCACTAGTCATATCTGTCTCGAACTGTGCTACATCACTCTGCAAATCAGACACACGCTGATTGATTGCACTCTCATAATCACTAAAGTGTCCGTCAATCTTGCGCATGTCTTCATTGTAGTTGAGAACAAACTGAGCCATGAGAGAACTACCACTATATTGAGTTAATTTCAATAATTCTGTTCTTTCAATTATGCTCATAATCTCACCTCATTAGTCCAGTACAAATGCACATGATGTAGACCATCTTGTACCACTTCCAGTAGCTTCGCCAATTTTAAAACTAAAAGTGTCTCCTGCATCAAGATGTATAGAGTCTGTTGATGTTCCGCTAAGATTGTCATTAGCATGTTTTATATTTGTATAATACAATGTACCACTAACAGGAACGGTTATATTTATATCTTGTAACCTTGCACTCTGACTAAAGTTATAACCTTCATGCGTTACATTTACAAAACTGTTATACTGTAAATTATAAAAGCCATCTGTGAAATTTACAATTCTATATGTACCAGTTGAAGTACCAGAATCATCGCCATTTAATACAAATATTACATGGTCATAATCTGGTTTACCTTTTAAACATTCAATTAGTGCCATATTAACTCCTTTCTTATCTTACAGATGCACCAGCAGTAATAGCTTCTTCAAGTGCATCAAAAGTAAGAACAACTGTATTGCTTGTTGTTGTAACATTCTTAGGCACAACACCATACTTACTGCTGAACACCTTAACTAAAGATGTTGCACCGATAGTCTTCTTTGTAAATGTTAAAGTAGCAGTAGTAGCACCAATAGCCATACTTGCAGTCTGTACTTCTTCATAATCTGCAATACTGTCATCAACATACTCTTTGATAACCTTGTTCTGAACCGCATTAGTGCTTGTTGAACTCATAGCAGTATCAACAGTTGCGGCAGGACTATTTTCAAGAGCAGTAACTCTCACATCAAGAGCGGCATCAGCGTTCTCACAACCCTGCACTCTTGTACCAAGGTTCTGAATACTTGTAGTATGCCCCTGCACAGTTGAATTTAAATCAGAGATATTCTGAGTATTAGTAGTGACATTACCATTAGTAGTCTGAATAGCCTGCTGAACTCCAAGAATAGAAGTATCCTGCTCTACATTCTTAGTCTCAACTGCATCCATTCTAGTAACGAGTGCACTAATCCTGCTATCAACACCACCAGTGCCTTCAATTTCCTCTTTAACTTCCTGCGCTGTCTGAATTGCAGTAGCAGCACTACTAGCTATATTATACATAGCTTCGTCAACAGCTTCATTAGTGCCATTAACATCTGTTAAAGGGTTAATAATATCTGTTCCCTCATAAATAGGGAGATTGTAATGCAAAGTCTGACTTGCATGACTCATAATTATGTCTCCTTTCGTTTAAGGTTCAGTATGAACCAACATAATATTACCTTTCATGTTCCACTCACTAACTGTCATACCAACAGCGTTCCATTCATCAATAGTGAAATCCATTTCCTCTAAATCTCCACAACTGTAAGTACCAGTAGTTGCCCATATTAGCCAGTTAATATCAACATTTCTAGGATGCCATACCTTTTCTCCAGTGAGATAATCTCTAACTATATCCTTATAATTAGCAAACATCTCTGCAAGTGCAGGTGATAACTGTGGAATAAGCAATTTCTTAGCTTCGTGCATCCACTGCCAACAAGAGAAACCAATAGGTAATGACTTAACCATAAGATGATTCATTTCATCAACAGTTAATCCTAGTTTGTTCCACTCGTCAACAGTTAGTGCATAATAGCTTGCATAGTCCACAATATGATTTACGCACTCTTGGATAGGTGTGAGTTTACCAGTAGTAGGGTCAACAACCATTACACTAGTAATCTCTGGTATCTTTTTCAGAGCTTCGTTAATTTGGTCTTCAATATACTCTCTCATTTCTTTTGAGAAAGCCTCAAACCTAGCGTCAAGCTCTGATAAGGCAAGGTTTACAACAGAAGTAAGTTCTTCTATAACTCTACTCATTTCAGATTCAATGTATACTCTGAACTCTTCAAGGGTTGTATCGACTTTAGTTTCAAGGGCAGATACTCTGTTCTCAACATCTACAATCTTATCATCCACCTCAGTAAGTTTAGCATCTACATCACTATAAATCTGATTAGTAAGTTCTTCAAACCTACGTTCAACTTCTTTTTCAAAGCCATCAATTTCCCCCTCGACAGCCTCGACCCTACCATTAAGTTCAATTACTGCGTCATTTAATAGTGAAACGTTGTCATTTAAAGCGTTCACATCTGTGATACATTCGTTGACCTTATAGGTGAGTTTTGCAAGACCCTCAAGATAAGACAATGATTCGTCATAAACCGCAGGCAATACTTTGTGGAGCATGAGCTTAATATGTGCAATTTTAGCAACCGCAGTATAAGCCATAGTTAGCTCCTTTCTTATTTTACCATAGTTGCATAAATAAACTTTCTAGTTTCTTAATAACCATCTCGTCAATGTTGAGAAAAGTGTCTCGATATTTATTCAACATCTCACTGTATGTCTCAGCACCGATTTTACCCATCTCTTTGTTTTCGTATTCGTCTGTACCTTTCTTATTCGTTTTGTTATCGTCTGTCTGATTCTCTATCTTATTCGTTGTCGTTGTACTGTCCACAGCTGAGTGCTGAGTGGTATTGTCAGCTTTATCGCCATCTGCATTGTATGTTTCAACAATATTTCCATGACTATCTGTTACCCTCTGTTCAGCAGGTGTGTCAATGTTATGCGTAGCATTTGTCAAGTAAGCATTATCACTTAATGAACCATTACTAGCATTAACAATTCCGTTGATACCACCCTCAGGAGTATCACTAAATAGACTCCAAGAATCTCCTGCATCTAATACTTCGTTTGTACGAGTATCATTGCCTTGAGTTGTTGTCTTGCTGTGTCTTAAAGTGACGTTCTCATTCACATCTGATGTACCAGAAGTGTGCTGAACTGTTTCTCCAGTAGTATCACGAATGTTATCTGTTTTCTCATCATCATTGTATTGACCCTCATGTGTATGAGTGTTATCTACATTTTTCAAAGGGTCAAACTTAATGAGTTCAGATTCATAGAGTTGGTTATAATATGGCATTATCTCCATAAGCCTCTGATTTAGTTTGAGTTTCCACAACCCAACTGTCTCATAACCTATCTCTCTTGTATAATAGTGTAGCAAAATTTTCTTAAAAAGTAAAGTCCTATGCTCCTGCGTTTCGCCAGTAAACATGGGTATTTCAGAAGTTTTAAAAATATGTGGTATAGCTTTTTCTACCACTTCATCAATACTATCGTACCCAACTGATTCGTTAAGACCTGCATAAGTTTCACAAATATATCGTACTTCTGTTGTGTATTTACTCATTAGTTTCCAAGCTCCTCTCAATTATACTTGATTAGCAACCTCACTGTTCTTTGTTCTTAGGTCACGTACAATGATTTTATCTCCACCACTCTCTGTACTATTTTCAAGTGCAAATTCATCATCAAGTTCACGATAATCTTCACGATAATTTACTTCAATGTTAGTACCGAACATTTTGTTAATTTTGTCAACGCACTCTCTGCGCATTTCAAGTCTACTCTGTCTTGAAGCTATTGTACCGCCCATAGAACGAATTGCTTCATCAGATATGAGTCTCTCTTTTTTCTGAACATTCAAGTTAGATATGCCAAGATAAGTAAGAGCCTCATTCCATATCTGATTTTTAAGTTCCATAAGCTCTCCTGCAAGATAAGGGGCATCTGTTTTTAGTACCTGCACATTGTCCTGCATACCTAAGTTCTTTGTACCAAAAATAAATGGTTGATTTCCGTCATACTGCATATATACATTTTTCATAGCAAGACGTTCATCTTCATCAGCTAGAATTAAAACTGGTGTTTTCTGAGCATTGACATTGATTTCAATAGTTCTATCAACCTGCCATAATTTCCTAGCATAGAACATCATTGCAGGATAACTAGGCATACGAAGAAGGTTGTTCCATATTACAACAGAGTTCTTAGCTGTCAAATTTCTATGATAGCCATTATCAGCGTATGCTTGGCGGTCATAAGGAATTCTGTATAAATCAAGTTTTCCACTAAGAGCTACCTGTGTTACAATGTCTTCATCAAGACCATCATCATGTGAATACAATACCTGCCCATTAAAGAAAAGCATGTACTCAATAAATCGCCAATCAATAGGGTCTGGCAGCTTCTTCCATTCAAACATTGACATAGCAAGTTCTGTAAGTCTTGAAAGATAATATTGAGCTGCAAAACTGTTACTATTAGCACTATCCCAAAACATCCAATCTTGGTATTTATTACCAAAAATATTTTTAGGTGCGTTAGATTTATTCTTACCCATTGTGTCTATTCCTTTCATTATTTATTAGCAAGATAATACTTTCCTATGTTGTCACCATTATTCCAAAATCTTACACCGCTGTCAAAAATCTGCTCTATTGTTGTACGGATAGCATTAGGTACATTTCCAGTAACAACACATCCCTCTGTTTTAACAAAGTTCCATTGTGGTCTTTGATGAATATTAGGTACTTTTATTTCATTAACAGCGTAGCCATACATTGAAAAGAAATCATCAATACGTTTAGCATCTTCTTTAACAATATTTATTTCATAGCATCTGAAATTTAATTCACGAAGAGCTACCATAGTTGATGCAGAATTTTCTCCCATAGGAATGTTAACCATGTTACCACTTTCGTACTTTGTTTCTATGTACTTTATTCCTGCATTAGCTAATCCACTGCCTATACCTGCTACATTCTGCATGTTTTGAAGTCTGTTACGTTCAGCTTGATTAGTAGCTTGCTGATAAGCATTAAGACCTGCTTGGGTATTACCATGCTGATAAAGTTGATTAGCCTTATCTTTCATTTGACCCACAGCAACATCTCCACTAAGAGCTTTCCAACCTGCTTCAAGACCATTCATCAATCCTTGACCTATGCCTTGGATAAGACCCATCTTCATATATTTGTCTCCACCACCTGCAACCCATGCTCTGTAAGCATCAATAGTATAAGCGCACTGTGGGAAACCATTTATAATCAGCTTATAGTCATAGTTATTTTCTACACCCTTGTAGTGTTGAGGTACACAGATAATTTCTCCACTGCCACTACATACACCCCACATTTTGAAGTTTATATAGTCAGTTTCATTTCCAAAATCATCATAATCAAGTGATACTCCATTACCAATACCAGTAGTTAATAGTAATGACTTAAAAGGTGCAGTTAACAGCTTATTATTTTTTGGTACATATCCATCTACATTTGTTCTAGCTTTAGGAAATGCAGAATAAAAATGCTCAAGAGGTTTTCCACTACTAGATTCATGTGTAAAAGAGCTTGGGAACATTATAAGCGAAACAACTTGCTGTCTGTTAGTACCTTGTGATGGGTCAATATATGCACCATCTCCTAACATCTGTTGCAACTTATTAAAAATAAATGAAGCATCAGTAGCATCTGTAATAGGGTCAACAGTTACTTCCAATCCATTAAACATTCCCTGCTTATAATATTCATCACTAGCTATGCTTGTACTGGTGGTAGTTGCAGATGTGATAACACTATACTCTTCCATATCACTACATTCCCACTTTAAATCATAATGGAATAAGCCACTACCAACTGGCTCTGGAACTCTATTAAGACCAACAGTATCATCAATAACATGCTCTCTTAATACATAGCATTGCTGTAATTCACATTCACCAATAAAGAAAGTCTGTATATAATCGAGATGATACACTATTTCGGTTGTATTATTGTTGATATAATTAAAATCATCAACAAAACAATAGAACCATTTGTTCTCAAAACTAGTATTCTTGAAAGCCATATATGTAGCTTGTTCAACAATACTAATAGGTAATTCCACTTTTAGTGTACCTTTTGATGGCCTTTTATAATTTTGATTAGTAAGTCTGTAAAGCACTTTATCGTTAGTAAAGAAGTAAGATTCTTGTGCAGACTTTGAAGCAAAATATATCGTGTTTTCATAGCCACTATCAACAAGAATATTTCTTAGCAATACCACATCACTATTCGGTTCAATGTAAGCCATTTTGTTTTCCTTTCTTATTAAAATAGGGTGTACATAAGTTTCCTTACATACACCCCTTGGTTAACTATCTATCTCAAGAGATAGTAAGTGTAACTGTATCTGTTACAGTTGGGTCGAATACTGATGCAACAGTGATAGTTGCAGAAGAAGCCTCTGTATCAGCATCAATCTGAACAACACCGCCCTCTGTAATTGTGACACCATCTTTGTCAGAAGTATAAGTAACTTCCTTAGATGCGTAGCCAGTAACTTCAACAACAGTTGTAAGTGCAAGGCTTGTACCTTTAGCAACAGTAGCAGTAGCAGGTGTAACTGTTACGCTTGTTACGCTTGGTGTCATAGGTACAAAGAGAATAGCGTTTGAATAAGGGCAAGTAGCGAAAGTCTTCCACTGGTGGTAGAAGTAATTCCAGTAAAGACCCTTACCATTTTCTACCTCTCTGAACTCATTGAGGTTATCATAAACCATCCAAAAGTTTTCATCAACTAGGCAAAGTGGAAGAGAATCAAGAGCTTCATACTCTGCATCACTGATTCTAACATAGTTAGGGTCATCTGCGAACAGTTCATCAAGTCTCTCAGATTCAAGGCTGTTTACTGCGAAGGTGTCAATAGGAACTCTGTGACCCATGAAGTTTGCCTTGTCCATGTTGAAAGCAGATGCAAGTACATTAACGTCCATCTGAGCATCAAACTTTGCATTGATGATAAGGTACTGATTGTCCTTAGCTGTGTGCTGAAATACATGAGCAGGATTGTACTGTCTAGCAGGGAACTCGATTGTATTAGACATACCCTTGATAGTAGCAACAATGTCAGTCATGTTAGCCTTTGTTACAGCAGGAATTTCTACTGGATATAATCTGCTGTTAAGGATATTTCTAGCAAGCATATACTTCATTGTGATGAACTCGTCATAAGCGGCAGATGTGTAAATAGCTGTCATGATATAGGTGATAAGGTCATTCATTCCACTAGCTGAAAGGAAAGCCTTTGCAAGTCTCTGACGTTCTATTGTTACATCATAGTGTTTCTGATAGTTCATTACATAGAAAGCGGCGCGAACATCTGGTGGTACTCTCTTAAATAATGTCTGTTCAGCGTCGTCTGGGTCAAACTCAAATACTTTAACAAGGTCAACGAATACATCTTCGATTACCTCACCATATTCAAGATAGCCTCTTTTAAATTTCGCCCAAGGATTCTCAAAGAGTTTTGAGCTGATGCGTACAAGTGCGATTCTGTTAATGAGACAGCTAAGGAACTCATTCTGAATTGCAGGAACATCCATGATAATCTTACCAATAGCACGAAGTTCAGATATATCAGTGATGGGTGGAACATAATCTTTATAATCATTACTGGCATTGTTACGAATAGCGTTGATAATGTTCAGCGCATTAGTATCCATCGTAACCTTTTTAGGTCTTGTTGGCATAATTACTCCTCACTTTCTTTAAATAAATCGTCAACAGTTATTGATTCTGCTTTTTTCTGTTCTTCACTTCTAGTGTCGAACATATCTTTTTCTTTTTCCTTTTCCTTATCCTTGCTAGATGGGTTATCATTATCTGATTCATAGAAACGCTCTTTGTACTTAGTTCTCCAACTCTTATCAAGTTCTTCTTTCTCCTTGATAGCAGCTTCGTACTTTTCCTTGTAGTCGTTTTTAGAATCAGAGATGGTATCTTTACAATCCTCTAGGAATGATAATGCTTCATCATCATCCCTATCTCCAATCATTGTTTTAACTTTATCCATAAAATCTTTTGCTGATAATACTGCCATTTTTATCTCCTTGTCATATAAATTAAAATACCTATAAAATATAGTAATATAAGAATTATATAAATCATTTTGCTCTCAATCTTGGGTACATCCATATTGGCATCCTGCGCTTATTTATTCTTGATGATGGTATTGGTGGTGTACCAGTAAATGATACTATAATAGAAACATCACTTGCCACTCTTTGCGTGATAGTCTGTGTACCAGTAATAACTGAGATTGCTATTGCTTCACCAGTAGCTATTGCTGTTGCAATAATATCAATTAAACTTTCACCAGTTGCAGGAGTTACAGTTAAGTCATAAGTATCATTTAAGTTTACAGAGGTTGGATTAACATAAGCCGTACCATTACCACTTACAGTAACATTTATGTTGTAATCACCAGTTTGACCACCATGTGACATGTATTTGTATATAACCATAGCATTGTTACATATTTGGCTATTTGTTAAATACATATTACCATCTATCCAACTCCAACTAGTGCTATCATTCATGTGGTCGTTGATATAGTTTAATATAGTAGTAGCATACCCACAGCGTTCAGAATAATGGTCGTTTGGTACACCCTCCCATCTTGATAAGAAGTCATATACTAAATCATCCGTTGATGTAGATGTACTTTGTAGAAAGTCTGTAAGCGTATTATAACCAAGTCTTGATGGATTGTTAGTGTTCCATGTATTTTCTACATACACATATATTAGTTGTGCATAACCATCACCATCTGTGTAACCATTATTTATGCACCATTCATGTAAGTTCCATAATCTACCATGTTGTGTTCCAACATTTGTCCATTGTCCTAAGCCATAACCACCTTTACTAGTGTATTCATATTGATAATCCCATGCACAAGGTACAAGACTTTCCCATATTTTTGGATTACAATTTGATTCTCTCCACCAACATCCACATATCGCAGCAACAACGTACTTAGATATATTTAAATTTTCATAAGGGTTCGTTACTGCCATCTTATCTCCTTGTGATATACTTATCCCACTGTTTTGCAGTGCCATTAAACACATCCTTGTCGTATGGAGTTGAAGTATGTTGCCACATAGCATAGGTAGGATAAGTGTAAATAGTGGGAGCTTTCTTTTGCGTATAATGCGCAACCCACAATCCGTTATTATTTTCCAACAATGGTCTGCACTTCTTTGTGTACCATGAAGAACAGTATAAAAGAGGTTTCTTTCCATATTCTTTTTCTACTATTTTCATCCATTCTAGCGCCCATTCGATAGGTTGTGAGACAGCTTGAGCTTCCCAATCTAAGGCAAGCATAGCATTTTCTCCATAAACACCAATCGCCTTAATAAAGTTCTTAGCCTCTTCATTGGCTCTGTTTCTTTCTGGTCTAGCAAAATGGTAGAATCCGTAGCGTTGGTCTTTTCCTAACATTGACAAATATGTTTCCATCATAGGGTCAACATAAGACCTGCCCTCTGTGGCTTTCATAATGACAAAATCTTGTTTCTTTAAATCTATCAATGGTGCTTTTTCTTTGTTGTTAGGTAGTATCTGATATTTATTATGGTGAGATATATCAATCCCTTTCAGCATCCTCTTTTACCTCATTATGGTCTGTGCAATGATAATCTGTAATGTCAACTTTTTTACTCTGTTTTACGCATGAGTTTGAATCAACAATAGATTCACCAATTACAAAACACCCTGCAAGTAATATACCTGCAATAGCTACAAGTGTGTTATCAACAGCAAGTGCATATATTGAAACAATTAAACCTGCTATTGATACAAGAAATTTTCTACTCATGTACTTCGTCTTCATAATAATTATCTCCAATCTTATGGTCTTGTTTGTACTTATGTAAGTTTTCATTCTTAGCTTTCCAATAGTAAAAACCTACTGCAATAGATGTGAGTTTACAAATACTTTCTATTAGTACAACTAGTGGACTAGGGTCTGCAAATAGGAAAGAAAAAACGATAGTTGCAACTGAGGTTATACCTAGACCACTTAGTAGTACCAATAATAGAGTCTTGGAAGTTTCTTTTCTTGGTTTCTTATATGTTGTCCTTTCTCCGTTCATACTGGTTTATCCTTTGCTCTAAGAGTGCAAGTCTTTGTTCTGTTGCCTGCAAACTGTCAACTTTTTTCTCCAACTGCTCTAGTCGGTAGATAGTCAATTTGTTTGTGGCGAAACAACCTATGATTGAACCACTTACAGAGGACAAGGCTGCAATGAGACCAAGTATAATTTCATTGGGCATAATCACAATCTCCTTTGACTTCTATTTGTTTTTATGATATAATATTTTCTTGATTTTGTCAAGCTGATGTGATAAAATAGACCCATAAAGGAGTATTATATTATGTCAGAATTTTATGATGGTACTAAGTTATTGTCAATGAGAGACATTAACGGAAACCAACCTGACATATATCTGTCTACTGGTAATCGTTCTATTGGCAAGACTACATGGTTCAACAGATATGCTGTCAAAACATTCAAAACTAAAAAGAAAAAATTCTGCCTTGTGTATAGGTGGAACTATGAACTATCTGATTGTGCAGATAAATTCTTTAAAGATATTCAAAGGTTGTTCTTTATTGAGGATGAAATGACAGAGAAAAGACGTGCAAATAATATCTTTGTTGAGTTGTTTCTTAATGGAGAATCATGTGGCTATTGTATTACATTAAATAATGCGGATGCTTTAAAGAAATTTTCACACTTGTTGTCAGATGTTGAAATGATGATTTTTGACGAATTTCAATCAGAGACAGAACATTATTGTCCTAATGAGATAAGCAAATTATTATCTATTCATACATCAATAGCTAGAGGAAATGGTGAGCAGGTAAGACGTGTTCCATTGTATATGCTTTCAAATAAAGTTAGCTTAATCAATCCCTACTATCTTTCTCTAGGTATTAGTGACAGACTTAGGGAAGATACTAAGTACCTCAAGGGAGATGGATTTGTTTTAGAGCAAACGTTCATGGAAGAGGTTGCTAATATTCAGTTAAATAGTGCTTTCAATAGAGCTTTTAAGAGTGAAGATTATGTAGCTTATTCTGCAATGAATGTATACCTTAATGATAGTACAGCTTTTATTGATAAGCCTACTGGTATTTCTTCATATATCGCAACAATCAAACACAATGACAATGAGTATGCAGTGAGATATTATCCTAAAGAATCATTGTACTTTATGGATAAATCTGTTGACAAGGATTTTAAGGTCAAACTTACTTTCAATGCTGTTAGTCATGATGCTAATTATATTATGGTAGGTACTAGTAATCCATATGTACTAATGCTTAAAAATATTTTTGAACGAGGAATGTTCAGATTCAAGAACCAAGAATGTAAACATGTGTTCTTTGAAATGTTAAGATATTCAACTGTATAAGGTTGTTCTGTAAATCGTCTTGCACTGATGGTCACTGGGTAGCACATCTTGATTGATGCCAGTGGGGTCGAACGTTTTGCTAACGGAACTGTAAGCGGTTTACTTGTGAATAACACGAAAGGAGATAGATTTATTTCTATCTCCTTTTATTATTACATAAAGTCTCTCATTGTGAAATCTGTTTCATCAAGTATAACACCACCTTTAATGTTACGTGGTATTAACTTTGATGGTATTGTTAGTCCTATGTCAAAATCTTTTAGTGTTCGTTTTTCTTTTAAGAAGTCTTTGTACTTTTCTTTTTCTTTATCTGATAGCACCAATTTTGTATCCTTTGTGATAAATTCCTCTCCCATAGAAGATAACAATAAACGTTTGCAGGATTGTGGCATACCTGCGCACTTTACATTGTAATAAGGATGCTCAATCGGTACTAAATCTTCGTGCGTTACATGTTCAATATAAGTCTTTTGCCTTATGAACTTTGCGGTGTCCCAACATGATTCAAGTTTCCAACAACAGAAAGCATTATCGTGTACTTTTATTCCTTGTATCTTATTAGGGGGCAAGTCACAGTGAATACTATCTGTGTCTGCGTACTTGAAACCTGCGTTCTCTACACCATGAAAGTTAGCTTGAGCTGCTCTGATTGTGAAGTTCCTACTGTATGATGTTATTGCTGAACCACATGCAATAAATACTGGGGTCTTTTCGTTCTCAGTTATTATCTTGTAGTGTAGAGTTTCATCCTCTAACAGTTCTGCAACTTTAAATGAACTAATAGTCGAGGTTGCTAGTTTACCATAGAGGTTATTCAAGAACAACTTTGCCTCTGTTCTTTTTGCACCTTTGTTATTCATTTTAATCTCCTTGTATTTGTCGATGTAGGTATCAAATATACCACTATCTGCAAAGAACCAACATCCATCTAATAACTCGAAGTCATACAAGTCATAATGTTCTTTTAATAACTGGTAGTCTGTGCAGGTCAATGTTAGTTCAACTGCGGTATCAACTAGCTCTCCATTTGCATTGTAATATTGAGAATAATATTTGCCTGTTCTTTTGTCATATACATCTGATGTCTCTAGCATCTCTGTCGAACGATAATGTTTGTTCTTCTTTATCTGTACGAATGGTAGTTTTCCTTCTTTAAGATAGAATCGACAGCGTATTCGTACAAAGTAATAGCGATTAGGTTTCAATGCTTGTGATGGTATTTTACTACCACTCCAAAAAGTAGGAAGTCCAAGAGGGTATTTGTTGCCACTCTCACTGTGCATCATACTTGGGTACAAACTATTAACATCTGCTGTTGTACCATTGTGGTATTCTTTAGCACTAGCGCCCCTTACAAGATAACACCATCCGCCTCTGTATGATTTGCGAATGTATTCGTCAGCATTTGAACTCCCATAAATTGCAGGGTCAAGCTCAACATCTTGTAACTTAGGAAAGAATGTATTCCAGTCGTATTTGCCTAGTATGTTCTTGTACTCTGCTAAACAACAAGCACCGATAGTTAATTTGTTGTGACCATCTGCAAACATTATGTTCAAGGCTTCTTTAAGAACTAGTACATCATTTTTGATGTATTCCATTTCATCATTAGTTATTTCACAACCTGCATACCTTTCTCCCTCGTATTCCATTTCTAGTTTCTGATGCTCTGTCTTAAATGCTATTCCTATTTCCTTTAATGTAAATGGCAAGAGCTTCAAGCTATCCTTGAGAATGTACTTGTGAGATTTATACTTGAATGTTACTGTGTACCATTGACCCATTGATGATATGGAATATATAAGTTCCTTTTCCAGTAATTTCCTTGGGTCTTTCCAAGTTAGTTCTGTGTCGGATATATACTCAAAGGCTTGCGTGAAACCTTTCTCAGATATGAGGAACGACAGCCAAAAATTACCATCAAATTTTAGATTGTGGTAGTACAACACTGCATCCTCGTCTTGTTCTACTAAATAGTCTAATGTTTCTTGTAAAGAATGATGAACAATCGGCTCGTCACTGTCCAATGGTACTAATGCGCTTGCCCATGCCTCTGTACTTGTCTGACCCTCATATACTGTGGTTTCAAGGTCTGCACAGTATATCTTCATGTTGCCCCTCTTTTAGTGTATTGTTACTAGTACATCTGTCATAACAGCTGTGAAAAATTCAATGCACATATCAAGGTACACATCACACTCACTTGCTGTCATTTGATGGTCTGATATTATGCTATCGTAGTCAGAATGTTTTACCATAGCATCTGCAACAATATCGAATCCATTTGCACCTATTTCTTCTGCTGTTTGCCACAAGCTATCCCACATAGACATACACTCTAGGTACTTAGGTATGATGTGATTGTTTAAAAACTCTTGTTGATTCTTATGTGGCGAACGTGATAAGGTGTCCTTGTATATGTTTGATATTGATTCTTTAAGATGTAAAAGAACATCTTTTCCATACTGTAACGGCTCTGTTGGTGGTGGGGGTGCTGACCTGCGATTATCCCATTCCTTTGCTATCTGATTGACATTAGGTATGTCTGCATACCCCTCAGCTTGTAAGTTCTTCCTTAGTTCTTTCCATTCCTTCTTGATTCTTTTTACTGATTTAGATGTCGGTTTCTTTAACTCTTTTACTTCTTCTCCAAAATACTTAAATGCTTTAACATACTTATCATATGTATCTTTATTCTTTTGAGCTAAAGTAACTTTCTTTTTCGCCATGATGTACCCCTCTCATTAGAAACCTAATCTACATCCTTTTGTTACAATATCATTTATAAGCTCTTGATGATTGTTGTCGAATTTGATAGTGTAAACTTCGTCATACAATTCACAGTATTTACGTGCTATCTCTGAAGGTACTATGTCTCCTGCTATAAGACCAAGATTGACTATACTTCTTGCCATACCATCATCAGTATAATTCATTCCTACTAATAGTAACATCATTTCTCCTTTCTTGTTTCACGTGAAACATTCTATGATTTGTTCTGCATCTAAGAACTGTGGTGGACAATCTATTATACACCCTTTTCCTGCCTTATAGAAGTGACAGCTTTTACAGCGCTTATGTTCTTTGCACTCATTTTTGATTAGTGCTATTGTACGTATTATTGCTTGTTTATCTTCATTTCTCATTATTCACTCCGATTGCAACTATTATTAGTGCAAATAATACACCACATAAAAATGCAAATAATAATTTCATTATTTCTTTCTCCTTTGTCAAAAATACCCCAGTACCATATTGTGTCGGTACTGAGGTACTTTGAGATTATGCCCTATTGAGTTTTATTATTCTGTTTTCCTTAGATAAGTGAGCAAGTGAGAATCTCTTTACCATTGTACTTCTTTGATGGTGTAAGATTAAACTCAAGACCCCACTCCTCTGTCTCGTCTTTCATTTCCTTGAGAATCTCAGTGAATGAGTTCCATGCAGGCTCAGAAGATGTGTAGTATTTGTTACCTGCCTTGTCAATGAACAGATAAACAGTGTAGTCCTTATTATCTGCTGATTCATTGTGCACATCTACAATAGCATACTCTGCATAGTCAACTGTTGCCTTTCCATCATTAGCTCTGCACTCCTTAACGTAGTCAACTAATGATGTTGCATTGGAGAGGTCTTTGTACATAACTCTCTCCTTAGCTGATAACTCCCTTGAACTCTCTCTGATTACCGCTGAAAAATTTGATACCTTTTCTTTTGCCATTGTTCATATTCTCCTTTTCTTTTAATGAGTGTTTGTTGTCAAATTAGTTTTCTGATTCTTCTTCTGTTTCTGTTGCAAGAGGCTTTCTTGTCTCAGGGTCAAGCTCAATAGCCATCTCCATGAACTTAGATGTGTCAAGACCGAACAGCTTGTTCATTGGTGCAAACTCAACTACACTAAGTAGGATAAGACCACTGTCCTTGATAGCCTTTGTGACAGCCTTTTTAACTCCATCCTTATCATCCTCTGCAAAAGCCTTGGAAATAAGAATTTCATCTGTTGTGATTGCCTCTGTTGCAGGGTCAATCAGCTTTACTGTTGCCTTTGTTCCTAATACTGTTCTTGTTACCATGTCTCTTCTCATAATTTTCTTCTCCTTTTCTTTTTTCTTTATGAGTTGTCAGTTACATTGTTTCACGTGAAACATCATGAAGCGTAGTAGCTAATGGGGATTAGTTTTGGTGTTATGATGTTCACGCTAAAGGTTGCGCAGGATTTGATACCTGCATCAAGCGGTGTCAGCTCAAATGCTTGGACTTTCTTAGTCGAGCAACCTAGATTGAGGATTTGTAGCTTTTATGGCGATTCTCAATTTTGAGGGGCATAGTCTTGTTTGAGGTCAAACTTGACTACTCTTTAATTATAAGGCTGTTTAAGCGATTTGTCAACAATAAGTTTCTGTTTAATTGTTGACTTCTTCGGTCAATTCTATTACTAGTGAACCTAGTTGGTTTATTGCCATTGCAATTTGATTATCTTCGCTATTGTTCTTTAGGTACAACAGTTGAGCTATGTTGTCCAACTGGTCTGATATGTGTTCGAGTATGTATGCTGTTTTATTCATTCTCTTCTTCCTCTGAATTTAATGCATTATCAAAATCTTCGGTTTCATATAAGTTTGTCATTGGAATAGTAAACATGTGTAATGTTCTTTCCTTACCATATTTCTGAATTAAAGTTGCCATCATTACGCTAATATGTGCTGATATAGATGCCATTTCAAAAGCCTCTTTACTGATAGAGCACATTAGTTTATCTGCCTCTGTTTTAACAGGTATTTCTACTTCAAGACTATTCTCTGTTATTTTAATCATTATTTTTGTACCGCCTTTCCATAAATTGATGCTGAATTGAGTTTCATTGCTGTTGCAATTTCTTGTGTTTCACGTGAAACATAGTCTACAACAGCTACTATTTGAGATGCACTGTGAGTGTGTAAAAAGTCAGCTAATGCCTCAACCTGAGAAGGTGTAAGTAGCATTAGTTTCTGCATAGTTTCTGACATATCTTGAATTGTTTTGATTGCACATATTCCTGCATCAATCGCCTCAAGCTCTTTTACAGAACCATTCATAAATTGTTCCATGCTGTCTCGAAGTGTTACTAGATGCTCTAGTGATTCTTCATAGCCTTTCACTCTCTTATATCCTCCTTTCTTATATTTTTAGGTTTGCGTGTTCCTAATGGTATAATGAAGTCATAAGCATTGACTATCATTATCATGTTTGATGTATGCCAGTAGGTTATAGACGCTTTACCATCTATAACCTTTAAGCACTTGTAATATTGCTTTTTCAAATATGTAGTATCTCCTTTGTTTTAGCTTTTAAGATTTTATCGTACTTGCGTATTGCATTGCCTTTGCGAAAGTACCAAGGCGATATTTGCTGTGAAAAGCCATAGGCTGTTTTTACCATTACGCAGTATTGGCATATCTGACTTTCATCCTGCATCACATAGTACGGAAAAGCTGACTTGATAATTTTACATGTTCTCATTTGTTTAATCTCCTTGTTGGTAGATGTTTCATGTGAAACATTTTGAGTAGCAGGGTCAATCCCTGCTTACTCTCCATGCGTAGTTGTTGGATGCTGTTATCTTGAGAAAGTATTCAACTGGTTTACTTGTCTGTTCATCAATAGCTGTGATACATCCTTGAATTGTAAAAAAGTTGCTGTTATGAGATGTAATGCCGAACATGTGTGAATTGTTTGCCATGAACCAGTCTGCCCAATTCTTCCATATTGTAACTTTGCGTGTTGATGGTCTGCCATACACGTCATAAATTCCTTTGTAGAATACAATAGGATTTATCACTGTTTCCTTTGTGTCAAGTGTAAAAGACTTTCCTGCAATTTTGATTGTTTCGTACCTTTTCTTTGTCATGTTTCTTTTCTCCTTTTCCTTTTTAAAGCTCTCATGTTTCACGTGAAACACTATTGTTATTTATGCCAGTGATGCTAGTGCTTCTCTTATTTTGTTAATAGCTGACAACTTTGCAGTGTCTTTTTCATCAAGTTTCTCTTTTTTCACATCTCCATAATCATTGCGCATAGCAGGTGTGTCTGTTACTTCTGTTGTTTTATTGCCATCTTTGTCAAGGTACAATAAATTGCCATCATCATCAGTGCGCTGTTCTTCTCCAACTTTGTCGTACTCAAATAAAACTCTTTCCTTTTCATAGCTGAGTGACGACATGAGTGTGTCTAAAATGTCCAGTGTAGCCTTCTTCTCCATAATAATTGTTTTAAAATCCTTTGTCTCTTTCATTTTTAGTTTCTCCTTTTTCCTTAGATTTATGGAGTGTTTCACGTGAAACATGAGAGCTTTAATCTTTATTCTGTTTTCAATGTTCAGTTGTGCTTGTTTGTACTTCCCTCAAGCACATTATTAGTATATCAAAATAGTACAAAGATGTATATGCAAATCTTGAACACAATGTTGCAAATCTTGAACACATGTAATATCGTATATTGTGTGCGTTATATCGTATATGTGATATTGTATCTAGGAATTAACGATATATCGTACATGACGAATTTACGTATCTGAGAACAAAAATTGACGTAATATCGTTAATGTTAATTGTCTGACTATTGTGGGAATTGTGTGAAAGAAGGGCGCAATT